TCTGCACGATACCGAAGTCGTCTTCGCCTGTGTAGAATTCGGGCGTATATTCAAGGGACGCGCCCGACTGAATGCGGCCAAGCATATTTTTGTCCTCTTCGATCTCTGCCGCCGTGGGAAGTGTGCCTTCGAACTCCACGCAATAAATTTTGCCGCTTCCAAGCGTCATTGTTTCGGTGTTCGATCTCTTATTATCAGCCATTTTTTATTGCCTCCGTATTTTTTCGTAGATGTCGAATTCCCAAGAAACAAAGAACATTCCTTCGCTGTCCAAATATTCTTCGTACTTGTCGAATTCGAATTCCTGTATTGCGTTTTCGACGCTTTCTTCAAGCGTCGGGGATTTTGCCGCGGTGTAAAGTTCAACCACGACTTGAAGTTTTTTATAGAAGTTTTTGTCGTCGCTTCCTCGCGCGCTCTCCCTCTCGATGAAGTAAATCAAATAAGGCGGCGCGGGAACGGGCTTGCCCTTATACGGCTTGAATTTGCGGTATGCAAGGGGAAGTCCGACCGGCTTCAACAAACCTTCGACGCGTTCATTTACCGCCATTTTTGATTATCCTTTCCACCCGCTCCGTGAACGCTTTTTTTGCCTTCGCTTCGTTTTTCTCGATATGCGGATATGCTTTCGACCGACCGCCGTTTCGGAGGGCGTGTCCGCGCTCCAAAAGGTGTTGCAGGCGATAATAAGGGGCTTTTACATACCAAAGTTTTTTGCGCTCATACGGCCCGTCGCGGGTTGTCTTTACAGCCATAGCCCGTCTGTACTTGCCTTTGCGCTTCGGTGCGGCCGAACGAATGTCCAAAAGCAGTTGCGCGGCGGTTTCGTCTGCCGCCTTTTTTACTTCTTCGGCAATCTCGGTCGTGTATGCCCCAAGCGTTTTTGCCAATTCCGCGGCGATTTGATCCGCGTTAATTGCCATTGATAACCCCGCGTTTATCGGTCAAATAAAGTTCCACTTTTCCGTCCGTTCGGCTGAATGTCCGATACACAAAAAGCCGTTTTTGTTTACCGAAAAGCGGCATTTCGACGATCGGTTCGCCCGAATATTCCTCTTGCCATACGCTGATTTTCGCTTCGGCTTTGAACCCTTGCGAAGCGGCGGCGAAGAACTCTTTTTGCCCGATGTTTTCGACGTTCGCAAAAATCGCCGTTTTTTCCTCGGTCGTTTCGTCAATCTCGGCAACAAGCGTTACAATGCAATCACTTGTCAAAATAACGCCCTCCCTTGATTTTGGTTAAAAGCATATCGTAAGAAGCCATAAGGCGTTCCTTCTCCGGGTTGTTCCCGAAATTTGCGTTTACATAGGTTAAAATCGCTTCCTTGATAAGCGGATCGGTGCAAGCCGACAAATGCTTGTCGGCTACACCAATTCGCGCCAAGTCTGCGACGGCTACTTCTGCAAGTTGTCTTATGTCCTCGTCAAGCACATTACTTTGCGATTTACGCACGCGAAGTTTTGCGGCGTTCAAAAGTTCTTGCGTTACCATAGCCGCCCCCGTTTATCAGTTCGCGCCCTTCTTCACGCGAACGAAGCCGTTGTAAGCGGCAACATTACCGCCGACAAAGATGTCGCCGCGGTGGGCGATCTGTCCCTGCTTGAACTTGTAATGCGCGGAACGCTGAATGTCCATATCGGAGAATACGGGCATTTCATAGTGGGAAAGATTGCCGTATGCCATACAATAAGCGTCTGCCGCGGTTGCGGGCTTGCTGATTGCGTAGCAAGCGGAACTGATGATGAAAGGCACTTCGTCGATCGTTCCCGTGTTGCCGTGGTTTACGATCTTGTATGCCTTGTTGCCGTCCTTCTTGCGGCAAGTTGCAAACGCCTTCAAGTCTGCCTTGTTAAGGATCAGCACCGCCGCGTCGGCCACATCTTCGTCGCCGCCGTAAGCGTAGATGATCTCGTCAAGGGTGTTTTCGGTGATCTCTGCGACGGAAATATCGGTGTCGCGGTCGATGATGTCTTCGGCCGCGTCTGCGGGGTTGTGGAAAATGCCGAAAAGGTGGCCTGCGCCGCCCGCGCCGTAGAGAATTTCGCGGTTCATTTTCTTGCGGATCGCAACCTCGGTCGAAGAACCGATCACGCTGTCATACTCCGCGGGCGCAAGTTTTGCGACCTCTTCCGGCTCTTCGCAATATGCGGTGATTTTGGTCTTCACCATTTCCGCATAACCGAATACGGGTTCTGCGCCTGCGTAGTCTGCGCCCTCCGCGGTGTAGTCGCCTTCGCCGTAACCCTTGATAAAGCCGCGCTTGTAACTCTCGCCGCCCGCAAGGGGAACGATCTTTACGCGATCAACAAGGCTTGAAACCTCGTTAAATGCGGGCTTTACATCGCCTGCGGTGTGCGCGGGCATTACAGTAGAACCCGAAGTGATCGCGGCCTTCGCGCCAAATGTGCGCTTTACGGCGTTGCCCGCCATAAGGGCCTTTCCGCGCTTCGTCGCGGTGTCGTCCGCGCTCTGTCCGTTCTCTCCGTTCTTCGCACCCTCTGCGCCCTCTCCTGCGCCCTCTGCGATACGCTGAAGGTGCGCGCGGTCTTCGGCTTCTGCGATCTTTGCTTCGATGTCCTGTGCCTCCACAAGAAGTTTGTTGAGTGCCTCCGTGTCGCCCTGCGGAATTTTCTTTGCTTCCTCGGCGATTGCACGCAAGCGGGCCTTCATTTCCTTTACTGTCTTCATAGTTTTTTATGCTCCTTTCGTTGTTGCCTTAATAATAAGGCGTGTGATTTGTTCCCGCATTTCTGCGGTATTATCAGCCGCTTGCGCGGAAGTGATAATCTGTGTAGGTACTTTTCCGTACGCGCGTACGGTGTCGGTAATTTTTGCCGCGTATTCCTTCGCTTCTCCGACCTCGACGGCAAAATATTTCGCCGCCTGTTCGCCGTTCAGCCAAGTTTCCTCCGCGACCATTTTTTCAATATCTGCAATGTCCACACCCTCGACAAGGTGTTCTTTGTAAACATTGATAATTCCGCTTTCGATTGCGTCCAAGTCGTCGGCAAGTTTGCGGAAGTCTGCCGCGTTGCCTTCGCCCCACGCCCACGGCTTATGGATCATCATAAACGCGTTTGCGGGAACGACGACGCGATCGCCCGCAAGAGCAATCACGGAAGCAATGGAAGCCGCCATACCGTCAACATAAACGGTCTTGAAGCCCTTGTGGCGTTTCAGCATATTATAAATAGCAAGCCCTGCAAAAACAGAACCGCCGCCGCTGTTGATGTAGATATTAAGGCTCTTTCCTTCCTGTTCTTTGAGAAAATCGCGGATTGCTTCGGGGTATTGGTCGCTATCTGTCCACGCGCCCCACCAATCGGAAACAATATCGCCGTAGAAATATAAATCCGCGCTTGTCAGCGTTTCATTTTTTACGGTCAAAAGTTGTTTCAAATTGTCCTTTGCCGAACCTCTTTTCGAACTGTTGTAAATCATCATTCGTTCGCCCCTCCTTTCAACAGCATTTTTATGTATTTTGATGTGCTTTTGCCGGGATCGCCCTCTCCGTCGTCGGGAGGGGGATCGTTGCCGCCGCTTTGTCCCGTTTGATATGCCGTTTGGTCGTCAACCTTGACATAATTTAACGAAATCATACGCACATCGCCCCCTTCGATAGGGGGATAATACATCAATTCCAAATACTGATTGATCGTGATCGCGCCACGGTCGAAAAGGTCTTTTCCAATCGTTGCGCGGGTTTGAAGCGTCGCATATTGCAGGCGGTTCGAAGTAAAAACGATTTTGTTTCCGTGGCCGCGTTGCCGCTCCGAAAACAGTTTGAAAGAGAATTCAAGCGAAAGTTGAATGGCGATTGGCTCGATAACTGCTTCGTACCAACTGTTCCATTCCGCTTCCGTGAAATTGCCGCTCAAAATCTTTTCGTTTGTGTTGTAATAACGGCAAATGTTATCGCGGAAGAACGAAACTTGCGTCGTGGGGATCTGTCGCGGCTGTTGCGTTATCTCCTTGAACTCCATTGTGTTATCAAGGCCCGCAAGCCCGCCTTCGTTTTCGGCCGACATATACGCGTCTTGAAACTCTTTGACTTTCTTTTGCAGTTCGTCGTCGTCGATGAAGTTGTTATACTTCAAATATCCGCGAAGCGAAGCCGAACTTGTAATGACCTTTTTAATTCCGTCGTAGGTGATTTCCAAAAGGTCGGTTGAACTTTTCAATTCAGCGTCCGGCGATGTTCCCAAAAATCGCTTTTTATTAAATCGCGATCGTATGTGTATTACGAATTGATAAGGTACAGTATATTCCTTCCCGTCATAGTCCCATATAAAGCGAAGAAACAAGTTCCCGTTTTCGTCTTCGAACATTCGGTGATCCCGAACCGTTACGGGCTGTATGCGCTCGACCTCTGTAAAATCTTCGTTGTAAAAGATAATCGAAAAGGAATTCGAAGTAAAAACAATGTCGCTTCCGATACGATAGAGAAAATCAAAGGTTGACATTTCGGGGCAAGGTCGGATCGCAAGCAGGCGTGAAAGACGGTCGTTTTTGATCGTAATTCCGTACGCGTCCTTCCGTATCACTTGCGGGGAAAGTTTGGCAATGTTTGTTCCGACCGTGTGCGCGATCGAACTAACTGTTTCGTTATCACGAAGCGTCCCGCACGGCATATATTCCGAACGGTTGAAAATAACCTTTATCGTGCGTTTGAAGCGCGAAAAAAATCTTTGAAAAATATTCAAACGGTGTTACCCCCTCTTTGCGTTTTGAAGTTGCTTGCCAATCTGCGAATAATATTTCGAACGAACTGTGAATGCGTCTATTACCGACACAAAGCCGTCAATGTGCATTCGCTGTTCGATCTTTACAGGCTTTTTGCGACCGTCGCCGCTGTTTATTTGAACAGCCACATTCAAAAGGTGCGCCTTCAAAAGATTGTTTGTGCCTATCTGCACGCGTCTGTCTTTCAAAATGCCTTCGAATTCGTCCAAAAGCGGCGAAAGATTTGTGCCTTGAAATACATCGTCAGTATGGAAGCCCGCTTTTTCCAAGTCCTGTATAAGGTATTGCGACGAATAACGGTCGTAACCAACTTGAAGCGGCTTTATTTTGTATTGCTTTACCAACATAGCGAACCAAGCGTACACATCGCGATAATCGACAAAATGTTCGCCCGATACTGTCAGCACGCCTTGTTGCCTGTAAATGTTGTATGGCACGCCTTCTTCTTCGATCGCTTCTTCCAACCGCTCCCGCGGCATAAAGAATTGCGTAAATATATAAAACTTTCCGTCCCTCTCGATAACGATTGAAACGGCTGTAAGGTCTGTTGTGCGCGACAAGTCAATGCCCGCGACGCAATAACAGCCGCGGAAGTCTTCAAGCGTGTATTGTTCACCCGAAACGATTTCCACATCTTCGAAATCAAGCCACGCAACGGAAGAATTTTGCTTGATGTTGCAATACTTGCAAAGAAATTCTGCCTTTTTGGAAAGCGAAAGACGCGCGATTTTGATTTCTTCTTCGTAGAACGAAACAGAAACAGAAACGCCCAAGTTCGGATTTGCTTTTTTGATTTCCTCGATGTCGTCCCACCGCTCCACATTGTCGATCATATAGAGGAACGGCAAAAGGCGCGCTTCGTCGCTGTTGCCTTTAAGAAACGCGGTTGCGCGCTTCATAAGTTCGTCGAAAATTCCGTCGTTGATATAACCCGCGGTGGATATGCTCAATATAAGCGGCTGTTTTCTCGCGCCAAGCGCGGATTTCATAACCTCATATTGCTTCAAGCCCTGTTCACCGGGCCACGCTTCGATTTCGTCGCACACAACTAAATGCGGGTTGAAACCGTCGGATTTTTTGGAATTGAAGGCCAAGCGGCGAATGCTTGTGTTGAACTCCGAAATGTAGATGTCGGAACGACGCTTCTTCGTCAATTCTTCGTCGCCCAATTCGTCGTCCGATTGCGTGATTTGATAAAATGCGTCATATACCAAGTCGGCTTGTTCAAGTTTGGGCGCAAGGCAATAAATCTTTGCGCCATATTCGCCGTCAAGATACGCCATATATGCGATGATCGCGGCCGCAAATAGCGTCTTTCCGTTTTTGCGGGCGACCATTATAAACACTTCGCGAAACTGTCGATACCCGTTCGCGTCAACAATTCCAAAGATCGCCGAAACGATCGCTTTTTGCCACAATTCCAATTTCAAAAGATCGTTGCGCCCTTCGGAATGACGGCAAAAATTTTCGATGAATTTTATTGCTTTATTTGCCTTTTTTGCGTCAAAAAACCACCGTTTTTGTTCAATTCCCGCAATTAAAATCCTGTAAATTGCGGCTATCCACTTGCCAACAGTAACACGCCCGGTGCGTATCGCGTCGGCGTATTCGTAGATATAATTTGCGAACGGCATTTACTCGCCCCGCAATTCCTGCAGGCGGCTTTTTTTCGACTTCGAAGCGGGGGCAATATCGGCAAGCGTTTTTATTGCGGCGGTCAAATTCTTTTGCATTGCAAGAAGCGTTTTTACCTCGTCGCTTTGCTTCGTTCCGAATTGGTTTTCGCCGTTTTTATATTCTACCGTGTAGCCGTTTTCGTTGATCTGCTGTTGCAGTTCCTCGATCGAAACCGCGGTAAAAGCCACGGTGTCAATCAGCGGACTAACGACGGCAAGTTTATTTTTGTCAAGGTCGGACAAAGCGCGCTTTATGCGGGCTTTTTCTCTCTTGATTTTTTCTTCTTTCGACAACTCGTTCTTTCTTGCCATAAAAGCACCCTCCTTCGGCTTCGTTACCCCCACCCCCTCCACACTATACCCGTCGTGCGTACACCCGCGGAGTAAAATTCAAGTCCAATCTCCGGTTTCCGTCGGTGGTTTATTTTTCGGCAGGGTGGGGGGGATCACATTGCCGCTTGCGTCGAATTGATAACGCTTTGTTTGCTTGCTTGAATGCTCTTTGTTGTGGCAATCAATGCAAAGCAATTCAAGATTGCGAAAGTCAAGAGTAATGCGCGGATCGTTTATGTTCTTCGGCGTGATGTAGCGTTTGTGATGTACTATATCGGCGGCCGCTCCGCACCTTTCGCAAAGCCCGCATTTGTATTTGAAGTATGCGGCCCGTGTCCTTTGCCAAGCGTCGGAGGAATAGAACGCCTTTGCATACTGTTTCGCCACCGCTCCCACCCCTTGCGTCAATTATTTGTGGCGTGTTATCCCACGAAAAAAGAACCGTGGTTCATCGCCACGGCTCTTTTATATATTTATTCATCGTATAGAGTATAGCATATAATTATCTTGCACTACTGACAACTTAAAGAACTATGCGGAATTTTCTTTCGTCTGCGTCGCTTATTCGAAGCCCACGAATGGCCGCACACAAAAGGCGCGCTTCTTTCAGCCACCTATAAACAGTTCGTTCGTCTGCGGGATATGTAATTGCAAAGCGGCGAACCCTGTTCGATATATCGCCACGGCGCAAGGGTTGTTGCGGGTTCACGAAATAGACGGCTTTCACGGCTTTTACAATATTCGATTTTTCGCCCTTCTCCAAAAGGGTGATTGTTTCTTCCACGGCCAAGATGTCAAGAAGTGTCGGTGTCTGCTTTTCGACGGCGCGTTCTGCCTGTACGACCGCAATATCGGGCGGGCATTCCGACCGCTTGTTCAACTCCTGTTGATAGACGATTTCGCGCGCCCTCTCGTATGACGGACAGCCAAGACGCGCAAACAAACGAAACGCCTCCGTTGTGTATTGTTTTGTGAAATCCTTTTCCATTTCCCGAACCTCTCTGTTACTTCTTCGAATAAACCGTTATAAAGATAATCGTTCCGCAAATAATCGCGGTAATAATAATTCCTGTCAAGTGTTGTTACCTCCGTTCTGTGCGCCTTGAATTGCGGCCATTATTTCCATAAGCATTGCCATAGCGTCCATAACGCCAATTCCACGTTTGGCAAATACTTTCATAACTTCCGCGGAAACCTTGCCTTCGGGGTTCTTTTCAAGCCCCGAAATAATCGCCGTATTTAACAGCGCGTTGAAATCAATTTTTGCGTTCATAGTCGCCCTCCGTTTTTTTCTTTTCGTTTTTGCGCCACTTCCAAAGCCCGATAAAGGCCATTGCAAGGTTAAAGGCGTAAAGGATCGCTTGCGCGTAACTGCCGTTTATGATGTTGAATACGCTCCAAAACGAATTCGTGAAAGCCCACACGACGAAACACCACCGCTTTTGGAAACTGTTTGCGACCGTGCCGACGATCGAAAGCGCGGTAACGATGTATGCAATATAGTTCATTCGCCGCCCTCCGCTCCGTTGCTCGTTTCTCCCTCTCCGAAAATGCTTTGTTGCTCGATCTCTTGTTCTCTCGATTGCTTATTGAAAAGCGCAACTTCGCATTGTTCGCAAAGCGTCTTCAACTGCTTTACAAAAGTTTCGTTTATTGCGTCGTAAGGCATAATGACCGCAAGAAGCATAAAGCCCGATTTTGCCGCGAAGTAAATCTGCCCGTCCTTTGTCGTGCGTTCGAAAATTTCAAGCATTCCTTCCGCGGTGTCTTCAAGCGGAACAAGATATTTTCGGTCAAGGAACATCACGCCTTGCGAAGTCTTGCAAGCGATCAGCCCGTGTGAACCGCCGTTGATGATAACCGGGCTTTGGGCGCACATCACTTCGCCGTCCGCGAAATCATCAAAACAGTATTGAGAGGGCAGGCGCATTTCGTGTCTAAACACGATTTTTTCTTGCTGTTTTTCGGTAATATCAAAAGTGCGACAAAGCGTTTCTTCGTCAAATTCGGGGACATTGTAGAGCGGATAAAGTGCCACGCCGTCCGAAAGCCATTGCACGCACTCGTCTTCAAAAAGATAGAAACAGCCGCGCTTTTTGCATAGATCAATCAGTTTTTTTATTTTCATCGTTTTTCCTCCGTCTGTTGTTAGAATGGCAACGCTTCGTCCGACGAAACTTCTTCGAACGTGGGCGCGTCTTCCGAGAATGCAGGGAATTCGTTTTCGCCCGCTCCCGCTCCGTCTTCGCGTTTGCCGCCGCCGAACGAAACTTCGGTGCATTCCACTTCGTAGCCATAGCGCGGTTTCCCTGTTGCTTTGTCTTCCCATTTGTAGGTCGTCAAGCACCCCGAAATTTCGATCCATTGGCCCTTGCGGAAATAGCGCGATACAAATTCGGCTTTTTGCCGCCACGCCACGAAGTCGATAAAATCCGTAGTGTCTTTTTTGTTCGGACGGCGTACCGCGACGCGGAAGCGACAAACAGAAACGCCGTTCGGTGTCTGTTTCAATTCGATGTCGTTTGCGATGTAGCCACTATATGACCCTGCATTCATTCGCGCGTTACCTCCTGTTTGTTTTTTGACGCGCTATTGAACGCGAATTCGCTGTCGTCGATCGAAACAACGCGCGTTCCTAAAATCACATATCCGGGCGGCACGAACCTTTCGTCTGCAAGGATATATAAAATCTTTTCAAGAATTGCGTGTCCCGTATAACGCTTCGTTTCGGGGTTGTATTCGTTAAGTGCCAAATAATCGCCGACCACGAATTCGCGATCATTCTTTCGAACTTCAAACGGCTTTATGCCTTGCTTTGCCGCGGCGAAAAAATGCGGTTCTGTTTTTAGTGCGTGGATCATTTGTTTGTCCCTCTCATTCCAAGATATTTTGTTATAAGTTCCTGTGCCTGTTTCCAACCGACACACACTTCGGCGGCGTAACCTTGCGCCCGCAAGTCGGCCAACCATTCGTTTTGCTTTCCTGTTGGCTTATTGCCGCCCGCTTTTAGTTCGATGTAAAGCCCGTGAAAGCCACCGCGCGGGACGGGCAAGCAAATATCGGGAACGCCCGCCTTCACACCTTGACGCTTCAAATTCGCGGCTTCAAAACGATTTCGTTTGCCGCCGTTCGGTATGTGATAAAGCAACTTCAATTCGGGAGAACACCCCGAAGCGGCTTTCGCCCAATCGAAAAGGGCTTCTTGCTCCATTGCTTCGTGCTGAACCGCTCGACGGCGGGGATTTCCGGGCGGCATTACGGCTGTTTTGCCGCTCTGCAAGGATTGCAACCATTGTTCGTATTCTTCATCGGTCATTTTTCGTCCCTCTCTTTCTGTTGGCTTTTTAACCGCTCGTTTTCAGCGGTCAGCCGCTCTATTTTTCGATAAAGTCTTTTGAAAACCACGGCGAATTCGCACCCGTCGCAATTCGCGCACTTGTAGTCAAAACAAAATTTCTTTGCAGGGCATTTTCTATATTTCATCGCTTTGTCCCTCTCTGCAATTCCAAGCGTTCTTCGCTTCTTCTTTGGTTTTGTTCCACCCGCTCGTCGCACCGCAACCGCCTTCTGTTTTCGGGCAACATACAGCGTAACACTTTTTTATGCAACCTTCGCATTCCGTGTCGTCGCAACAATCTTCGTCGCACGAAATGACTTTCACCTTCTCGTTTCCGCAAAACGGGCATTTTAGCATATCGCCAAACATTATTCGTCGTTCCATTCTTCAACCTCCCACGGCGGCAATTCTTCGCCGCGCGTTGCTTTATACATAATCACGGACAAATACCAATGTCCGTTATAATTGTTGTATCGCGGAAAACATCGGATAAAACGATAGCCCTTGTATCGGCGTTCCCAATATTCGCGGTCGTCGGCGCGCTCCTTTGCCAACTTTTCCACGCCGCGGCGCGTAATCTTTCCGTCCTTTGGCTTCGGTTGCTTCGGGCGTTGTAGGTTCTTTGAAAAACCAAATATGCGCCTGCCTTCTTCCTCTTTTGCGAAGTATTTTGCGGCGGCTTCCGGGCCGAAGCGTTCGGGTTGGTAGCGATCGGCGTTGACGCGAACGCCAAGCGGCCACAAGTCCTCCAAAGCGTCGCGGTCAATTCCACCCGTCAAAAAGATGTGAAAATGCCAATTACTGCGGCCCTTGTTCTTTCCCGTCTTGTATATCTGCTGTCCGATACGATACATATAGCGGAATGGTTCTTCAAGTTTCTTTTTGCGCTTTCGCAATTCTTTGTCTTGCGGATTTGCCTTCAGCAGTTCGGCAATGCGCCGCAATTCGGAAGCCCGTTTCGTTTTGGCTCTGCGGAAAAAGTTTTGAATATCCCTGCGGGCGCGTTCTTCCGTTTGCGGCGCGCGATCCGCTATGTATGTAAGCGTCAAAATATTGTCGCCTGTATCAAAATTCGCGTTGACAAGGCGAACAAAATTCTTTATCGCCTTTTTTTGATTGTATTTTGCTTGTTCTGCGGTTGATTTCTTTGTTTTTGGGGCGCGGGTCGGCATTCGGCGACCGTCAGCCCACACGGGGAAGAAGTCAACTTCAAGCAATCGCCCCGACTTCGTGTGTTTTTCTCGTTCCATATTGCACCGCCTTAATATGTGCGCTTCGGTCTAAATCCGGGGAAGAATTGCGACATTTCGTTGACATTGCGGCTTTCGAATTCGAACACTTCGTTATAAAGCGCGGTGCGAAGGTAAGTCTTCTTGAATTTGATTTCGTATTCCGCGGCTTCGTAATTCTTTATGACATTGCGGATATGCTCATTTGTCAAACATTCGTAAATTTCGCAAACCATACCCGCGGGCAACTTCTGTCCTCCGATTTGCACTTCTGCTTCGGGCGGTAATTTGCACACTTCCGCGATCATCATACAAATTTCCTCCGCTTGCGCGCGGTCGCAAGGGTCGAAGCATTCTATTTCGATCCTGTCCCGAACTTCCTCCAAGACTTCACGGAACGACCCGACGCGACTTGACTTTGACGCGACTTCCGCACAGCGTAAAGAAGAATTATTTTTGTTTTGGTATTCCATAGTTTTTTGCACTCCTAAAAATCAATATTTTGTCCTTGCCTTCGTCGAAGAAATACTATACAATACAAGGCCGACAAGCGGGCATATTTTCCCGCGAAAATACTTGACTTTTGGCCGCCATTATGTTATAATGAATATGTAATCAGCAGGCGGCAAAAAGTCGGCTATAAACGGCGCGTTCATTGACGGTGAACGGGCCGTTTTTTATTTGCTTTTGTATGCGGGCGTTTGCCCTCTGTAAATCGCCATAATGTATTCGTCCAACTGTTTGGGCGTTTCTGCGTTGTTCGTCGCTTCTGCGGCTTCCTTTGGGCGCGCAAGCATAACGACGCAATATGCGAAGAATATATGTAACTTTTTGAACATATCATCGAACCCTCCTGCGTATCTCTGCTTTGATGTTTGATTTGCACGCGGCGATCGCGGGTTGCTTGCACCCGTTCTTGTAATGCCTGCAGGGCGGCTTCCGCTCGACATCTGCGCGAAGCGGCGTTCCGTCGCAAGCGTTATCCGCTCCATATACGCAATTTGTCTTGACGCACGATTGCCAACGCCCGAACTGCGAAGCGGTCGTCTTTTCTATCATTTTCCGTCCCTCTCGATCCTTGATTTTTATATGAATGTTTTTTGCCGTCCGTCGGTCGGCGCGTATGCCTTGACGGCCTTTTCCAACTCCGCTTGCGCCCTGCGGGCTTCGGCGGGAAGTTCGACGGCGGTTGTTTTAATGGCTTTTAAAAGGAAATATGCGGCTTCCGCGATTTCGCGGCTTTTGCGTTCTGTTCTGTGCATTTGCGAACGGGTTTCGCTCTCCCTCTCGCTTGCCGCTCTCATATTGTCGTATTCTTCGGCGGTCATTGATACCGATACTGTAACCGCTCCGCGGGGCTTTCCCGCTCCCCGCAAGGCGTGCAAATGGTTTCGCACCGCGTCTTGCGTGCGGTTCATTTCTTCGGCGATCTGCGGAATGGTCTTGCGCTCGTTTTGGTAAAGACGAAGCAATGTTGCGTCTTCCTCTGCCGTCCAACGCGCGTTGACGATCGGCGCGGGCGATTTTGCTTCGAACTCAAACCCGCATTGCGGGCATATTGCTTTGCACATATTCAACCTCCTAAAAAATAATCGTTCTAACCTTGACGCGCGATTTTTTAAGCGTCGTATAGACACGCCGCAATTCTTCCGCGAACCACTTTTTATAGTGCGGCGAATTATAGTGCGTTTCGAATTCCGCGCCGCGGTATGGTTCAAGCGTCAAGGGTTGTCCACTTTTTCTTAATTCCTCTTTTATGTCAAGCGGCGGGCCTTCCGACAAGCACAGCCGAATGCAATGTGCAAGGGTGCGGCCGCTCTGCCTGTTCGAAGGAAGGAAATTTATTCTTCCGAAAATATATTCGATTTGATATTCCCGAAGCGGAAACCCGAATGCTTTGTTTATTTTGCGAATGGTTCGCCGCTCTTTTGTTCTTTTCCAAAGTTTTTTCAACATCGGGAATACCTCAACACACCCAATCACAGGCAATTCCCGTTACTTCGTTCAACTTCTGCTTGTCTGTGATAATAATTTCGTCGTTGTCGTCGTATTCGATCGCGGCAAGGATCGTATGACAAAGGTTTTTTAATTCCTTTGTTACGCGCTCCAATTCGTTGTCCGCTTTTATGGCTTCGGGTGTCAGCACTTCGCAAAGGCAATAATACCAACCGTTCACAATTTCTTTTATGTGTTCGACTTGCAATATTTTTCCGCTGTAATTTTGCAATTCCGCTTCTTTCAAGCGAATAAAAATGCTTTTATCGTGTGTTCGTACCATTTGAAACCTCCAATTCATCGCCGAAGCCGTCCCACCCGTCGCGGGTGTTGCGGGCGAATAATTCAATTTTGCTTGCGTCGGGGAACATATCTTCTAACATTTCATAAGCCGCGCGGGGCTTCTTGCTATGTATGCTAGAACCCTCCCGAATAATCGTCGAATACTTGCCGCGCCGCTCTTTGCGGGGCATAACGATTTTTCCGGGCTTGTAGAACCACAATAAATATTCCGTTTGAAATCTAACCGTGAAAGCGGGTGCAGGCCCGTTCAGTTTGTCCCAAATAATGCGGGCGTGCAACTTATATCCAAGCCGCGCCATAAATGCTTCGGCCGCGGGAAGGTATTTGTCTATACACCACATAAAGACATTGTGTTTTTCTTCGGTGTGATCCTGCAGGAAGTGTTCGTGGAATTCTTCAATATCCGCAAGCGGCATTGTGTGATAGTCAAGGGGTTTTCCGCTTGAATTCGGTCGAACGGCTTTCTTCCCCCCCTTCGCCTGTTCCCACGGGGGATCGGTGTAAACGATCGCATATTTTCCCGCGCCGCGGCTGATGTCCTGTATAACCATTTTTATACCTCCTTTTTCCGAATGGTCTTCGGGTCAACGATCATTACAGAATTGCAATTCCTGTCCATTACTTCGGCCGTAATTGCCAATTTGCCGTCGCGCACCCGATAAATAATGCCCGAAACGCATTTGCATTCAATATCGCCCATTGAAGCCATTTTCACGATAACGGGGAATTTGCCGAATAGGGCTTCTTTTAATTCTTCGTTGTTCATTTTGGCGCGCTCCTTTTCGAAAGTTCTTGCAAGCACTTATGAACCGCGGAAGCGCGGCGACCGCTTGCCGTTCCGTAAAAATGCGTTGGGTTCATCGAATACGAAATATCGTAAATCGCCTTCGGGTAGTCTATTTTGAAAAATACACACAAAAAGATAATTTCTTCGGCTGTCAGTTTGCACCCGCCGCGGGTTTTCCATTGTTCGAAATCCGCAAGCGTTTTTGCGTGCTGTTCTTCGACTTGTTTTGTGTTCACGGTCTGTCCTCCTTGTATGCGTCCACTTTCCATATATCGGCAGGGACAATATCAAAATACTTTGCGGCGATGTCGGGGAAACGCGCTTCGAACCGCTCCATTTCACGCCAACTTGAACCCTTCGCGCCGCCGTCGCGTAAATATGCCGCCGCGTCGTTTCCGTGCTTTTTGTGGCCCTCTTTTGTCATTCCACGACAAATTGCAAATGTTCGAAACGAAAGTTTTTTGAAGAATGCGGGTTGACAGCACCAAGAAGCAATGACCGCATAAAAGCGGGCAAGTTCACTTTTGTATATTCGTTCATATCTCATTATGTAAGGAAGAACGCCCAACCGCGCCAAGATCAACGCCCGTTCGAATGTGTCTTCGATGTCTTGCTTCCAAAAAACCGCGTCGTATTTTCCTGCGCGATCGTAGCCGCAAAATACATAAAACTTCATTTCGCGTCGAAAATCGGGTATTGTTCGATAAAGCATTTTCAACTTTTCGACGATCAACGGCTTGTCTGCTATGTTGTCAAATGCGAAAATGAATTCTTTTTCGTATTTCCAACCGTCAATTTCTCGCACGATGTCGGGGGTCAATAACCTTTCATCAAGCCCTTGTTTGAAACGAAAGCGTTTTCCGCTGTCCTTTATCGGCTGTATCAGTTCCCGCCAATTCTTGCACGCGAAGAAGTTATCGTCAAGAAGGCATATTTTCTTGCGCGTCGGGTCGTAGAATTCCGCAAGCGGGCTTGCAGGGAATGCGCGGGAATATTTTTCGTTTACACAGTTCGGGCATTTTCGGAAGCAACCGCGCGTTAAAAATCCGATCGAATAATCTGTGTAATATTTGAATTGCGCGGGTTTTGCGCCCTCTGCGATTTTTTCGGCGATCCAATCGTCGTATAAATGATAGTCGGGCATACTATGTTCGATTTCGCACGCAAGCGGGGGCGCGCTTTTGAAGAAAAAGCCCGTTCCTCCGTATTCGATGTTCGGACGCTTCAAAAATTCGTTATCCCTATACCAATCGGCGATCGTTTCGTCTGTCTTGCCTGTTTTGTCTTCGAGTTCGCCCGGTATTTCGGTATCGGTAAAAACTTTTGATATAAACACCTTGTCGAATGCGTCCAATTCTTCGTAATCGGTTTTCAAAGCAACGCTGTGTCCCTCTCGCTTGTAGAACGACGACAATTTCATACAAGCAAGGTTCGGGAAGCGGTGCGAATTCTTCCCGATAATATCAGCGTCAATTATTGCGATGTTCATTTCGCCCCTCCTGTTCCGTTGTGTCGAATATTGATATTTGTATCGGGGCGTGCCGTTGCCACTCGATAAATTTTTCGACCTCGTTTGCGATTTGTGTAAATGTTTTTTTGTGCGAAAAAAAATCCGAAGTTTTATTCGGTTCATCGGAAAAAACGATCAATTCCTCCCACAATTCGGGGTGGTTTTCTTTAGTGTGTGCAAGTTCGCTTATTCGTTGGTTCGGACAGAACCAACAACCACTTCGGCGCGCGATGTTATATATGGGCGACAACAAGCCGTATTCTTCGCACTTTCGACGCGCCATTTCTTCCGTGTAGCCGAATTTTTCAAGAAGGGAGGCCTGTCCCTTCGTTTTTTTCAATCTTTCAAGACGCGCTTCTTCGTCCTTTGCAATTCCCACATAACGCACGCATTCGTCGCCCAATTCTCGCAATCTTCGTTGTAGCGGTGCTGTTTTTTCTCGGTTCATTTTGCAATGCCCCGTTAGAAGCCACCCTGCATATTTTCCGATACGATCTTTGTGTTTGCTTTTTTGCACTTCGTGATAAAAATAACTCATATAATCGCGCTCGGAAGAAACGATTTCGACTTTATAACCCCAACTTTCAAACAACGGGATCGCATATTCGAAGATCCATTTTATATGTTCGGGGTGTTCTCCGTATATACCGCGTTTTCGATCGAACCAAACAAGGCTAATAATTATTAAGTCAATAGGCAACCCGTGTTCGTGTGCCAATATAATTGTTGCCGTGCTGTCTTTTCCACCGCTCCACGGGACGATGTGTTTCACGGCGCGTCGGCGGGGATTTCCGCGGGCTTTTTGCGCCCGCGGCTTCTAAAACTATTTTGCAAGGACAGTTCGGCAATCTCTGCGCTGTAACCGGGGCGCATATTGTCGTCATTGCTTCCCGTATATCCGCGCTTTAATTCTCTGTAAATCGTAGCGAAGCACACGCCCAAACGGGAAGCAATGACGACGGGGCGTTCTCCCGCGGCGTACAGTTCTTCGATTTTCTTTCGATCCTCAAAGGTTAAGTATTTGTATTCGTTCATCGCTCGTTCCTTTCGGCTTCCGTTGCCAAGTATTCTTCAATTCGTTTCTTTTCGTCCCCGTGCGGGCAATGCGCGCAATCCTCAATTTCGCAAGTCTTGCAATGCTTCGCGCGGAAAGCGTCGTCCCACGGGCCTTCAAGCACGGGAAGTTCGCAAAGGAATTCTGCCAACGCCTGCGGGGTCTTCGTGATTTTTTCAAAGTTGTTCATACTTTGCCTCCCAAATAAAAAATAAATGCGATCGGATTTGCCCGAAAATCGGGTCAAAAACCTTTCGCATTTATTGTATTATTTTTTAAACCTCTTGTCAAGGGGTAAATGCGAAAAAGTTTGATTTTTAATTGTAAATAAATTATGAACCGCTCAAAATAGCCAACATTTCGCGTTGGAAATGGCTTTCCGATG